CCAGAAACTGGACAATTTCATCATCGCCATAACCAGCCTTTTGAGCTTCTTTGATTTTGTCTTTAATGCCATCCATCATCTGCCTCCTGGTGTTCCAAAGATATTACCAAGGGATGGTCTTGTTGCACCGCCACCACCGCCAGCTCCACCGCGCATAATTGATGGGATAGTGGCTGGAGTTCCAAGGGCCGTGCCAAGGTTTTTAAATCCATAGGCAGTGCCAAAATCCTCATACTCTTTTCGCTTCTTGTTATATGCATCGCCAGCGGCAGCATACAGTTCATTAGATAGAGCCTTGAAGTCTTCGCGCTGTGTGGGTGTGAGCTTCTGGCCAGTCATCATGTTGCTAAAGTAGCTGTTCAATCGGTCCATGCGGCCTGCTGCTGCCATGGCAATGCCAAGTTCAGACTCGCGCACCACAGAGCCTGGGTCTAGCAATTTCATGACTTTGGTTGCACCGGCAACATCACCAATTGGTGTGCCTTGGCCCAATGCTGAAATGACTTGGCCATAAGAAGACTTCATGTCGCTAAAGTCTTTGTAAATTGGCTCTTGCTTAAATGCACCACCTAGCTTCATTTCATTCTCAAAGCCTTTTTGGCCTTCGGCCATGTTGACTGGCACATTGACATTTGTCTTTGGTGCAATGTCTTGACGATACTTGCTGACAATGCCAATGCCTTCTTGACCAGTTCCACTTAAATTTCTACCAAGCAAATACTCAGGCGCTCTGATATCAGTTGGCAATGCCTCGTATGGCATAGCACCTTCAGCGACTCTTGACTGGCCCATTTTGTTGTACTGCAACATGACTGTTTTGCCATTCAGAACCACTGGCTCTGGCTTGCCCCATTCAGACTGAGACGCTGCCATCTTCAAGACTTCTGACACACCTTCTTTGCGTGGCAAAGATGAAAGTAATGCACGTTGCTCTTGGCTTAATGTTGCAAGCACTCCAGATGGTGCTGGCACGGCCATTGGCGCTGCCATATCTCTTTCGGCAGTAGGCACTCCTGGTCCAACTGGCATGGGTTGAGCCGCACCAGTTGCTGTGACTGGAGGAACACCACCGCCCAAGAATCTGGTCCAAGATTCATTGCCTGCGGCTTCTCGTTCCATTTCTTTAAGTTTTGCACCAAGCATTAAATCTTGGAAAGAGCCAGCACGGGCTTTTTCATAACCTTGCTGGCCAGCCTGCAAAGCTGATCCAAGTGCTTGGCCCATGCTGATTGGGACTGCACTTCGGCCACTGGCCTGAAGCAATGCACCAGCTGCTGACAATGCAGCATTACGGCCAAGCAATTTACGCTGATCTTCTGACAGTAAAGCCTCAAGACCTGATGGCATTCCACCACCGCCAAACATATTGCCTAAACTTGCAAAATCAAATTCGTTAGCCATATTTCCACCTTAATCCAATAAACCTCTGAGACGGGTATTGACCACATCGCCTCTGCTCATCATGTTAGTTGATCCAGTATCTGGTGCAAGCAAAGATGCAGCCCTCATGGCCCGTCTTTCTTGACCAGGCTTGATGGCCAGTTCTGCCACTGGTGTTCCAGTCCTATCCATGGCCACCGCCACATTGTCAAACCCCTTGGCCTGATCATGCGCATAGCCAAAGAGCGCCATGCCCACATCCTTCTCAGACCCTTGGTCAATGATCTTGACCTTTGCAGGGTCACTGGTGATCACAATGCCTCGGCTTGTTTCAGCCACTGTCAGCCCATCAGGGATGCGAGAGGGCATTGGTGATCCAGGCGTGATCAGGATGGTGTCACGCTTGCTTGATGGATCAAGCAAAGCCATGAGCTGCGCATCAGCGTAGCGTTGTGGCTCTGGGGTTGGGTTTTGTCTCATGTTAGATCAAGGCAGCCAATGCACCAAGGCCAGCACCAGTGCCTGCTGTCAGACCGGCAGCGCCAGCCAATTGAGAGCCAGCCAATGCACCACCCAATAGGCCAGCACCGACATTCTGGGTGTATGGGGTTGTCGCCACCATGCCAAGATTGGCAGGCTGCGCACCAAGTGAAGACTGGACCACACCAAGACGCTGCAAACCAATATTTCGGATTGCATCCATTTGTTGCTGGTCCAAAGCCTGACGCGCAGCGCCAGCACCCATGACCGCTTGAGCGCCACCAAGACGCAATGCTTGTTGCTGTGCAGCCAAATTGCCAAGCTGGCTTGCACCGCCTAGCCTTAATTGCGCACCTTGCAAGCCTGCTTGCTGATTGGCAATATCGGCTGCTGATCTGCGCGCAATGTCGGCCTGCTGCATGGCCATTGCCTGGTTGAATGCTTGCTCGTTCAAAGATGTGCCAAGTGTGGCGGCCTGCTTGGCAAACCCTTGGTTAGTCAGAGCCTCGGCCACACCTTGGCGTGATCCACCAAAAGCACGGGCAGCGTTTGCGCGTTCACCAGTCTGCTGAATGGCAGCGCGTCTTGCTGATTCCAAATCACCCAATGCGTTTTCACGCACCATGCTTGTGTATGGATTCATGTAGCTGCCAATTGAACCTGGGCCTTGCCCCATGCTCAAATTAGTCTGCTGTGCTGAAATCTGTGCAGGCTGATAGACACCGCCATAAGCTGCCATTTGCGCAGCCAAGTCTGTGCCAGATATGCCTGGGCCAGCAAGGCCAGTGTTGACTAGAGCTTCCTCGCCTGCCTGATACATTGGGTTGTAGCCAGCAAACTGCTGGACCGGCAAAGCACCAGCGACCCCTTGGGCCTGCTGAAAGTTGGCTAAGAATGCTTCTTTGATCTGTGGATCAATTGAGCTTGTCGATGTAGTTGTTCCACCTTTAGACATATTGCCACCTTATCCGAGTAAAGACTTTAATTTCTTGGCAGGCACTTTGCCTTCGTTGATCATGTCGAGAAGTCCACGGCCATACTTATCGACTGAAGACTTCTTGATCACATACTCACCCATGTCAAGATTGACAGCGCCATCATCTGGACCAGGAGGGTTTGCACCAAACATCAGACCGCCATGGACCATGCCGCCTTCGGCCAAGCCTGTGCTTGTATCTAATTGTTGTGCTGCTGCCGTTGTTGCTGCTGTCTCTGCTGCCGTTTTGGCAGTATTAGCAGCCGCAATCTGGTCATACAGACCAGGGTTATAGCCACCCATTGCTTGGCCTGCGACCACGCCAGCGTATGGGTTGCCCATGGGTTGCATCTGGCCTCTGATCAAACTGTAAGGGGATGCACCACCAGCCATGACAGCTGGGTTGTATTGCGCGCCTGGTGCAATGGATTGGTAGTTCTGAAAATTCTGCGCAAAGCCTTGGGTCGCATTGGCAAATGGCATTGTGCCTGCACTGGTCTGATAGCCAGTGGCCTTTGAGGCTTGCTCTGCTGCCAATTTTGCTTGACTGGCCAGATAAGCCTCATAAGCCTTTTGATTGGCCGCAATCTGCTGTGCATTTTTAAGTTCATTTAAGCGCTGCTGCTCGGCCCAATTAGTCGTGTTGGTCTTTTGCTGATTGGCCCAGTCAATTGCATTTTGCTTTTGTTGCGCTGCCCACTGCGCTTCACGCGCTGCCAGCTCATCCATGGCCGCCTGGTTGTAGGCAATCTCAGTGGCCGTTGTGGGCGTTGCCGCTTCCATGCGGGACTGAATGATTGCAGGCGTTGACTGAGTGGCACGGGCCACATCAGCAGCGCTGATCTGGTATTGATTCATCAAGCTCTCAAACTGGGCATCGCTCAAGCCCTTGGACTCGCCAAGTTTGATTGCGTCAACAATGTTTTTGTCAAACTGTTGTTGGCTGATGTTGTTAGCCAATGACCATGCTAGTGCCGGTGAAGTTGCCATATTTATCCCCTAAAGTTCCTTTGCCATTACAGACCACTGTGGACTGTAACCTTCGTCTTTCAAAAATGTCTTGGTCCAGCCTCTTCGGCCTGCCAAGGTCACTCTGGTGCAGCCAACAGACTTGCCCCAGGATTCGATCAATGGTCGCATCCGTGAGAGTTCATCTAGGTCGCCACCAGCCAGAAAATAATGCAAATTCTTTAGCCTGGGATAGACAATGATCTCAGTTAACACCACCGAGTCTTTGGCTGGCCACAGCTGTAATCTGTGATCCTCGACCATCTCAGCGACATCGTCAAAATTGTGTGTGCCTCCACTGTATTCTAAAGCAGCCTCCACATGATGGCGCAGCCTGTCCAAATGTTCTTGGTCACTCATCGCTTTCCAGCTGGGACAGCATCGAGTCTGAAGACACCCACCCGCCAGTCAGCCAATACCGCACCAGTCACCACCATGTTGACTTGGCGCCCAGAAAACCTGACAGAAGTCGGGTTGGCTGCCGTAAATGGTCCAAATGTGGATTGTGTGCCAGTCGGGTAAAGCCTAGTCTTAAACGACACCACCGCCTCACCCAAGGTCTGCTCATCTGGGACCACTTGCCTGACCGACATGATGTTGTCGCCATTGCCCAATTGCACTGGCCCAGACTCGGCAAACAGAGTTCCTCCGTCATAGTTGTAGCCCACCTCATGCTCGTACACCAAGCCACTTGGATCGACCATCAGCGGGTATGTAAAGACTCCGGCATCGACACCGGCAGTTCTGGCCAGTGTGCCAATGGACCAATGATTTTCTCGGTAGTTGAAAGTGACATAGCTGTCGTTTTCGTTGCTGGCGCTGGATGGATAAAACCACCAGATTTCGCCAAACTCACTATTGTGGACAGCATAAACTTTGGACTTTTGACCATAGTTGATGTTTGTAAAAATGTAGTCTGAGACATCGCAAGGCAGTGGCTTGACGTACCCGTCATAAATCCAAAAGCCTGATGAACTCATCCAAATGGCAGCAGTGTCGATGGCCGCCACAGACTGGGCCGAGATCAGGCCACAGCCGCTTCCGGCCTTCTCAAAGCCATAGACGAATGGCGCGCCAATGTAATTTGCCGTGTGGACATCCACATCTGTAAACAATAGATTGATGCCCTTGACCCGTTTGCCAGCCATTAAACTACCAGGCGTGGTCAGCTCATAGTCGCCTGCTTGGTTGTCGCCTGCCGGTGTCCAAACTGTATTATTCTCTTGGTCGCACCACTGCACTTTTCTGGGATTACCACCAGCGCCAAGGGCAAACAAAAACCTCTCAGCAGTCACCATGATGGCCTTGTTGCTCACTGGCGCGTTGGTGATGACAGCTGCAAGGGTTGGTGTAGCAAACCCAAGCTGCCACTCGTAAATCTTGCCATCATGGTTTGAGCAAGCCACCAAGTACTCGCCCCAAGTGTCTAAGCTCCAAGTCGTGGCGGGGATGATTGAGCCAGTGTCTGGCCGTGCCACACCATAGGCAAAGTTGCCATAGGTGCTGTAGCCGTAACCGGTGGTCACTTGCGCGCTGGCATAGCCCACACTGAAACTTGTTGGCGTGATGTCTTTGAGTGTTCCCGAGGCGTTCATCGCAAACAGTTTGGAGTGCGTGCCAAGGGCAATAAACCGGTTGGCAGCATTGTCGCGCCAAGTGATGATGGCCCTGCATGAACCCGTCACAGCTGATGCCGATCTGGTGCGCCACCCCAGCACTGGGCGCAAAGTGTTCTCGTACCAGCGCACTAGGCTGGCATCGTGCCACCGGCCAGCGGCTTGATACTCTGTGCCATTGCGATAAACACCTGGGGGTAATTTGATGGGTATGTACATGATGGCTATATTGTCGGTAAGTTTGAGACAAAAGACACAGTGGCAATCACTGATGGCACTGCTGGCCGTGTCGGAGTAGAACTGGCGGCAAAATGCTCCAAGGTCACATCGACATCGCCAACCTTATAAACGATTTCAACATAGTCGCCTGCATCCAATTCAATAAAAAAGTTCAAGGCCGCAATCATGTGGCTCGGATCACCTGATGATTTTCTTTGAGGAATGTGATATCTGCTGTTTGAGTTGTCTACGTTTGTGCCATTCTTACGAAACCAGATATCTACATCATGGCTGTCGTTGGTGGTGTTTTTCAGTTGAATCGAAAACTGAATGTTAAAAACACCAGAGTCTGCGACATTGAGCCTTGAGCTGTTTGACAGCGTGACCCCGTTGGAGATGTCTGTCGTGTTAAAGGTCACAGCAGTGGCCACTGTGGTGCTTGCAGCCACTTGGTCAGTTGAGTCGTGAAAAGCACCATGGGGTGTGTTCAAAAACTTGCCACCCCTTGGTCCAAACAAAGCGCCCAATGTGCTGATCAGTTTTCTGAAGTACCCGTTCAGCGCCCCATTGTTTTCAGCAAAGTATCTGCGCTCATATCCCTCTGGCGCAAAGCCAAGGCTTGGGATTGATGGGACTTCGAGTTGTTGCTTGACATTGGCCATGGGTAATTATGTCAGGACAGACAGTGCATGGTTGATGTGTTTGATCCGATCATCTAGGCCAATGAAGCCGCCATTGATCTTCTTGGTTAAAGTTTTGTAATCTTGGGAGTCTGCATAC